TCCATGTGGTATCTTGTTTCACATGCAAAAACCTTTTGGTTCCGGGGTTAGTTATCCCCATGTATGGTGCAATATGGGTAATTGGCCCATCTGGGGTAATGACATCAACCTCTCCAGAGCTTATTACAAACGGATGCTTTGTGTTGTGAGTAACAGACATCACCAATGACCCAGCAGGCATAAAAATGGTTCTTGTATAAAGACCCGGAGTGAAAACATGTGTTAAAGGCAGGTCAATCTTATCATCAGATTTGCACATCGCATACTCAATCTTATCCACCTCGCTACAGGTAGCGAGTACATCCGGGTCGATGTGTGAAAGATCAAGGTTCATAAATTGCTATTGCTTTAGCTAGGTGCTGGTTCATTAAATCTTAATGCAGTAAAGCATGGCGATGTTCTTCGGTCGGGTTTCGGTGCCGCCGAATGACCCCGATGCAACATTTGATGCGCCGTCCCAAAAACTGCCAGACCCAGGGCCAGTTCTCGGAAAGAGTGAGGTGTACCGCGTATAGTCGTGAGAATGGCTTTTAAGCTCATCCGCCTGCTTTACGCCGAATGTGCCAGCCTCCGTGCCGTCTCCGTTAATCCCGCTGCCGCGCACGAAGTAGCCTCGTAGGTCTGGTAGTGTTCCAGCAGTCCCATATGTTGTACCTATTAGCGCATACAACGAAGAGAAGTCGGCAGTTTTGCCTTGCACTGTTCCGTTTCCGTTAGGTATTGTATCACCATTAGCTTGTAGCCAACCAACTGGAGCTGTTGCCATTGCAAATGCCATAATAGCAGCAGATGGGATTAAGCCAGAAGACACACTGCTTGCTAGTTCATTAGAGGTAATTCCACCAGCATTTACGGCTAGCTTTCCCGGAGACACAACCTGCAAGGTGGTTCCTTGGATTGCATCGCTGGTAAATGTCGTTTCATCAATGATGTTATTCATCTTAGCACTGGTAATTGTGTCAGTGCTTGTAAATGTGTAGGTTGTATTTACAACGCCCATATTATTTTTGTGATAGAATTTGTCTGTTAGTGATGGAACCCGCCACTTGAATAGAGTGGATTTTAGGTGAGCCGATAGTTCTTGTCAATGTGATAGTCCCTGTATAGCCGCGAACCCCGCCGAGTCTGCAGCGGATGCTTGCGGTTTCAGACTCACCAACACCATTAGCAATAAGCGGGGTTCCGCCAAGGAATGTCGTAGTGCTGCCGACATCTACTGATGAATCTGGATCTTCAGAGGCAAATGCAATATTATACTCAGCTTGTTCATTAACAAGTGCTTGCATTTGAACCTGTGCGTCCGTGAACCTCTTGCGCTCAAGGGTCTTAAAGTCGTACCCACGGCTAGTCACATACGAGTTGATTGTGGGGGTAACCACGCCTGTGTCTTCATTCGTAACGCTCAAGCGGTCTGTGGACGAGTCGGAAGCATCAATCTGGTGCAAGCCACCATTTGCGCTAACGGCATACAGGTTATTACGCACCCCAGCACTTGCCGTGATGAAGTTCTTGATCAAAAACCTAGAATCTCCGTAGGTGTCCAGCGATTCCCATCCTTTATTCAAGAAGTTGTAGATCAGAACCGCGTTATTTCCACGGGCATCATTTCCTCCAGCTACAGAATCCAACGGGACGGCGATGTAATAGCGGTTGTTAAAGTAAACCGCCACCGAGTCACCCGCAAGATTCTTGTTAATACGGTCGATGTACGGCTGGATATTCTTAGAAAGCGGTTCCTCCGTGCCGCGAAGGTTGTAATCGTTGCCGAAGGTAAACCCGTAAATGCCCTCATCGGCCAAGAACAACATGTTGTTAGCCTGCATAACCACGGACTTGCGAGCCAAGCACCCAACCTCGCCAGTAAGTTCCTTGACCACGGTGTCAGACAGGCTTCCTTGGGTCTTTGCCACAAGGTGGATGCTGTTGCGGTTTAAGACCACCAAGGAATCGTCGTAAAACCCGTGCATCGCCACCACATAGTCGGCAGTACCACCAGTAATACGGAACTGGTTTTCGATCTGGTCAAAGGTCGTAGTGTCCAGTAGGTCGGAAACCGCGATCTCGTCGGAAATCTTCCTGCTGGTGTAGACTGGTGCGCTAAAAGTGCCAGATTGGGAGTAGTAGAACGGAACGAACAACCTGCGCTGGAAGTAGGTGGCCCAAGGCGCACCGGGTTGGTGCATGAATCCACCGCCAACAGAAAATCTACCACCAACCTCAATCTGCTCAGACTCCCTATCTGGATTTAAAGCAGTTGCCGAGGTGGTCGTAAGGTTATAGGTCATCTGAGACAAAAGCCCAGATGTTATGGTCACGCTTGTGACACCGGGTGCAGCAAAGCTCAACTCATTAGAATTAATTCTGGTTAGTGACTTGTTGCCATTCAGACCACTGTCAAGACCACTTACTTCTGCCCAGCCATTACCACCAAAACCATGTGAGTTAATCGTGATTGTCACAACCCCAGCCGCAACTGAAACTGCGGTAATTGCTTTTGGCGTAGGTATTGTGTAATACGGCAACGCCGCAGCAGCAGTATATGTGAACTGGTCACCACTTACGCTGGTAACGGTCTGTATTCCGTTAGGCATTGTTCCACCATCAGTGCCAGTAAGCCCTGCCACTTCTATTGAGTCCCCAGTATTAAACCCGTGTCCACGAACAACCATTGTAACGGTTGTGCCAGTTTGAGAAGCGGAAACAACATCTATTGTGTAGTTTGGGACAGGGGCGTAAAACTCGATTTCGTTGATGGTTGCCCTCGTTACCTGAAATGATTTATTTAGAATCGAGGTGAATTCCGGTATGTTTACCTCGTAAATTAAAACAACATCACCAGCACTAATGGTAAGGTTGTTTTCAACATAAACAGTTACCAGCCCATCAAGGGCGTTAATGTTTAAGCCGTTTGCATTAAATGTCTGTGGCTGGCTATATGGGCCTGCCGGGGAGAGGGTGAACCCAGCCGCCATGTTTCCATTGGTAACGCCAAAAGTAACGGTTTGGCTGGTAGGCCCAATAAAGGTAAATTGGTCTTTGTCGACAATAGAGGCAACTGTAAATGTGCCATTGGGGGGGGTTCCACCTGTTAACTCAGAAATCACCACGGATGCCCCAACGGTTAGCCCGTGATCCTTAACGCGAACGGTAACTGTTGTGCTTCCGCTCTGAGACGCTGAAATAATGTTCCTGCCATTAGGATACCACTCAAGAGCTTGCTGCCCATCCCGCATAATCATTACCTTGTCGAAGCACTGCAGCATATCGCAGTTACTCCCAACGGTGGCTCCCACAGGATACGGGATAGTCGTTGCCGTGTAGGGCGTAGTGGAAAGGTCGATCTTCTTCGCCAGAGTCTCCATCGCAACAATGATGTATTCCTTGTTGGACTCGTTAGGGTCGGAAAACATGCAGGAGGCTAATACATCGCTGGCGGCGGCATCGTTGATGTTAATCTGCGTGATCCTTGGAGTTGCCCCCAGTGCCACAGCAGTCACGCCAGTAACAGGGAAGGTTAATGTGTTCACGGTAGCCGCAGTCACAGCCTTAACCCCGTTGTTGTCAGTGCCAGTAAAGGTAATGCCGCTAACCGTTAGATTCCCAGCCACCCCAATAGCCAAACCATGTCCAGCCACGGTAATCGTTACCACATCAGCGGAATACGACACAGCGGTGATTGCCAAGTAGAATGGGCTTGGAAGGATGTGGAACGGAAGGTTCAACGGGGTGCCTCCAGTAGTCAGCACAGGGCTAACAGACACCACGCTCTTGCGCGGCCTCCAGAAGCCCTCCATGCGCCCATTAAGGCTTTCCCTTACCTCACCCGGCTGGAGTTGGTTGAGCTGCAATCTCTGGTTCACGCCAAAGAACTGCGGATCGTTATCAGCAACGATAGCATCGTCCAGCCCACCAGTAGACCGAAACTGGGACATTACGCACGATACGCAATAACCGCTCCAGATGTAAGCGTGAAGCTCGTAATAGTACCACCAATGCCAACCCCAGCAGGAATCGTAATGGTGATCAGCTTCGTGCTAGCATTCGTAAGGTTAGGCGCAACAAACGCACTAAACACAGTGTCGTTAACAGTCTGAACCCAACGGAATGGCCCAGTAGCCGCATCTGTACCAGAGTACACCTGTCCGCCGCCTTGACCTTGAAGATCGTATGAATCGCCTCTTGGCATAATGTAAATAAGTTTCTAAGCACAAGTCCATCCCGCGCTCAAACAACCAATTACCACAATCCCACACACAATGTCAACCACAAACA